CCTCTTTGCGGCTGCTGAAACGAATGCGAACTGGACCACTGCAACGAGTGTTTTCCATAAGTACTTCCTTTTGTAGTTTTGGGCGTGGAAGGACCTGTCGATTGAATCGGACTTAGAAAAGTCATGGTCGCCTCCTATGTGATACCAAAGTTGGTATCTCTATTCTATCAGCAAATTAGCCTTCAGTACCGAAGATAGCATCTTCGAACTCTCTGGTCTCTAATTCTTTTCTGACGATTTTTTCATCGAGAACGAAGCCGTACTTCTTCTCGCAGAGGAGTGAATTGGATTTGCCGCAGTAGCGGCCAAGTGTATACGATAACTCTTCGAGTGACATTTTCTCGATCAGAGTTCTAGTGCGCTTGCGCTTGTTATCAAGAGATGCTTGATCCATACAGTCCCAACACCTTTGCCATGAACATGTATAGATTGTACTTTGCCGTATCTTGCTTCTGTTTGAGGAACAGATCTGTGACGATTACGTCTTGTCCCAGCGGTGCTGTTCTATGTCTAGGGGTTCCGACTCGTCCACAAGTGCATGATGTGTCATGACATCTAGCGCCATTTTTGCTCTTTGCTCTGGCGATGGAGGAGTTGGGTTTAGAAATTCTGGTAGACACATTACTCGAAACGGACATAGCTTACACCTTTGTGAATCCATGCACTTACCGTCCAGCTTTGAAATCTCTTCCAGAATGCGGGTGTCGTTAGTGCTTAGGGCCATCTGATTCTCCCAGAATCTCGTCGATTGCTTCGTCGAGCAGGATGCGGCTTGCTACTTCTTTGTAGCGAGCGTCAGCCTCTTCTTCGGTCATTTCCTGGACGCCGAGAGCTTCCACGCAGCTGAGAAACGTTCCATTCGTTTTTCTGCGCAGCTTGGAGAGCGGACATTGGCGACAGATGCTGGGGTCTGCCCACTTCGTACAACTGCCTTCTTCTTCGATGATTTTGATCAAGATGTCCATAATCCCCAATTCGATTCAGATCTGGTTACCTATCTATTATACAGATAAAACAACCTAGGATGTCCATCTGGGGATCAGGTATAATGGTTTAAGTATGTCAATGGATAAGCCGAACAAACAGTTGCCCAATGCTCCGCAGACGTCAGTAACAACGTCGCCTTCACCTATGCCGATGTATCTTCCAGATCCATCGATCAAAGGCGTTAGCTTCGATCAACTCTTGAACCAACGTGGTATTCGCTTCATTCACCACAAAGCTATTCCTTGCATGAACGTTGAAGCAACTACTTTCCAAGCTCACCAACCCGACTGTCCTTTCTGCGACGACTCTGGAATCATCTACTACGAATCCAAAGAGGTCACCGGCATCTTCCAAGGAAACAGTATTGAGAAGACTTTCGAAGCTCACGGTGTTTGGGAAGTCGGAACAGCAGTCGTGACATTTCCTACTGAATATCCAGACGGCACGCAGGCTGACTTCAACACATTCGACAAACTTGAGATGCCTGACTTTACAGTTCGCCTCTGGGAACTTAAGGGCTACGAACCTCGCCCAGACGGCATTCAAGACCTTCGTTACCCGGTACAGCATGTCGAGTACGCGTCTTCAATTACTGACGGAGTTCAGAAGTTCTATTACGTAGATGTCGATTTTACAGTGACCACAGAAGGTGGGATTCAGTGGATTCCCGGCAAAGAGCCGTTCTATAATGCGGAACTTGAGCGCGGTGAGGTTGTCGGCTGGGCCTATTTCGCTAAGCCCGTTTACGTCGTGATGCAATCACTTAGAGAACTTAGAGTAACACAGGAGTTAATTGGTGGAGTAAAAACTGCCCGTCGCCTCCCTCAACAGATTCTCGTTAAGCGTGATTTTATGGTCGGTTCTGCTGAAAAAATTGTTAACCCTGTTGTCCCCTGAGTTAGGCTCAATCTTGAGTTATAATGAACGTATCGAGTTGACGGGAGCCTACTGAACTATGCCACAAGCTGTATCGCGCAAGCAATTTAGAATGATGCAGGCCATTCTTCATGGAAAGGTCGACGGTTCCAAAACGTCGGGCCGTGGCGCACCTCCTAAGTCAGTTGCTGCTAAATATACTGCTCCGGACAAAGAGGCTCCAGAACAACACGGTGAGAACCGTGGTGGCGATTGGTCTGAAAAGCACCACGCCAAAGCTAAATCAAAAGTAAAAGAGAAGCGCGAAGAACGTAAGAAGTCTAAGAAGGACCTTAAGAAGTCTTTTGAAGATCACTATTCTGGTCACGCTGCTGCAGCACTCGTTATGAACGCTAACAACCAAATCCTCCTCGGTCGTCACTCGACTGGTGGTATGGCATTTGCTGGCGGACACATGGACATCACTGATGGTTCAAAAGACATCACTGCTCTCCGTGAACTCAAAGAAGAATTTGGTATCACTGGCCGTAATCCTCAGAAGGTTTGGTCAGGTAAATTGAACGGCAACGAGTGCGATGTTTTCTTAGTTGAATCATTCACTGGAACACCGAAGAGTACAGATGAGCTGAAAGACCCTAAGTGGTTTAATACAGCTGACATCCCGTGGGACGATCTCCGTGATTGCTGCCACAAACCTTTGGAAGAGTTCGTACGCACTAAGTTGGGTAAATCTCTGCAAGGAATGATCGCATTAGAGAAGTTGGAAAAGAACGTAGTTCGCCAACGAGCTGATGCAGTTCTTGAAGTGACACACGGCGACGCTCTCAAGCTCGTCGGCAACGGCATGTTCCGCAAGCTTCGTGAAGAAGTTAAGGGCATGAACGATGAGGATTTCAAAGACATCCACATCGACACATATATTGTATCTATTCGCAAGCACATGAACGATATCTATTCTGGTCGCGTCGTAGACGGACACAAGATGGTTTATCAGTTCACAAACAAGTCCTTGCCTGAGCTCACAGCAGCTCTTATGTCTGTATTCGAATGGTATGTTCCGGAAGACGAAAACTTCCTGGACACACTCACTGACGATATGGAAGACGATGTTATTCACGGCGGAGTTCAACACTTGGTTGAGAACTACAAGCGCCACAACATCGGCAACATCTACCAAGAGATGGAAACCATCCGCGAGCAGATGCGCAACGGCATGGCTGTCGACCTTCAACAGGTCGAAGCTCGCATTATGAAGCTTTTTGACAAGTTAGAAGAAACTATTCACACTGTAGCTGGTAAGCATAATGAGCTTACACAGATCGCAGGAGATGAGATCGATGAACTTGAGCGTAAGCTTCGTGGCCTTCAAAGCAAGGTCGACGAGATGGAAAGAAAACCTGAGACAGTAACGGCGTTCAGCTCGAATGCTCCGAATCCTGCTCGTGTCCATGACGAGAACTATCCTTACCTTCCGCGCCCTCAGGTCGAGATCAACCCTAACGGGAAGATCCGTATTACTTTCAGCCAAGACTGGACAGACCTTGAGAAGCAGAACTTCCTTCATGATATGAAGGCTAAGTCTGTGAAGCGCGAGAAGCTGAATGGTTGATATTTTTTTAGAACTTCAAAGATTAAGAGCCTCGTTGCTTTCTAGGGGAATCGAAGACCAGTTCGTCGATGAGATTCTTTCGAAGGCAGATAACGAGATTTCGATAGCTCTGCGAGAGCGTCTTGATAACGCGATGGACCTTGCGGTTCAGTCCGGTGTTCAGAAAGACTCTGCAGACTTCATCAACGAGTTGCGCCCTCGCTACGACGCGTTTGTTCTCGATACTGCGTCCGGTAACACGGACTTTACAGAACCACCGATGCCTATGCTGGACAAGCTCCTTTCAAAGGGTGCAAAGCCAATGAAGGACGGAAGTGGTGTTTACAAGATTATCCCTGTCGGAAAGCCTAGCGGACGTCAGAAAACTCCGATCCACGCTAACATCTTCGACGCACAAAAAGCCATCTCAGCCGAACGCTACGCAGCGGCTGTATCACAGTATGCCAAGATCGCGCCTCGAGACTCTAAAGTAGGGTTCAGAACTGCGACTAGTAAACAAAGCCGTGAGACTCAATGGGTTCAACCGGAGAAGCCGAAAGACTTCACGGAAGATCTCGCAGAGATCAACAGCATGTTGCTAAACGATCATGACGACATTGTCCTTGGTATAATTCGTAGTTATGAGGAAGGTTTCTAATGTCATTCGTAATGCCTGAAATCGTCGTACAGAAGGTGTTGGAATACGGGATCAAGCGTCTCCGTTCCAACAAGGCCGAATTCTATGATCTCTTCGCTCAGTTCACTCAGGACGAGCTTGCAGCCGACTATGGTGATAAATATCTAGACGAAGTTTGGAAGTGGTTCTCTACTTCTAAGATTCCAGTTGTTAAGGCTTGGTCGTTCAACGCCCAGGTCATCCCATGCATCTCTGTCCACCTCGCTAACGAGACTGAGGATGAGGGTAAAGCTGGTATCGGTGACTATGCTGGGACTTTCGATGACCAGGGTGAGACTGGCACTGGCGTCATGACAGCTATGGTTGATATCGGGGTCCACGCTAACAAAGCTGGCGACCACGTTCTCTGGATCTACTACATCGTAGCTTATATCCTTTTCAAGCATAAGTTGATGGCTCACCGTCTGGGTCTCAAGCTCCATACGTTTAGTGCCTCTGACTACAACAAGGACAACAGCAAGATGACAGAGAATATCTGGACTCGCTGGGTTCGCTTCCGTTGCACTACAGAGAACTTCTGGGACGCTGAGCGCTTCCAAGACGTTGAGAACGTTAACCTTGATCCAGCAGTCGGCTTAGAGCCGGCTCACGATATCGCGGCCACTCCGGACGTAGATATCAATACAGTTGATACGACAGCGAATAGTGGCCTGGTTGCAAGCAGAGTCGGCGACGACGAAGATATTGACGACCTTAACATTTAAGGGACCACCCTGTTAAAATATAAGCAAAGGAGCCTATATGGGAAAGAACAAGAATAGACAAAGAGACATGGCATCAGATACTTCTGCCGAAGAAGCTGTTGACGCCGTTGAAGCTATCGAAGCAGCTCCTCAAGAAGAAGTTGCGGCTGAAGAGCCTAAAGTAGACTTCGACACATGGCATGCAGTACGTAAGCACCGCATTCCGGGTGTCCATAAGAAAGAAATCCTTAAGGCCGATTTCCAAGGCCGTAAGGTTCCGATGGTTGCTACGTGGCAAGCATTTGATGAAGCATTGAAAAAGTACGGCGTTACGCTAGCCTAACCTAGCTCGACACCTATGTTATAATTGGGTTAGAAACTTGACTCAGGAGACTTAAACACATGGCAATTAATGTAAGCTTTAATGGTGCTACCATTTACAAACCAGGTGCTTACTCAAGAACCACAATCGACCTTGGCGGTGGCTTTCCACTTTCGCCAACAGGTATCGTGGCTATCTTTGGTGAAGCAGACACGGGTGCTCCTGGCGCCTCAGAAACGAACATCGCTAATAACGTGTTCGGTCCAGATCAAATCGTCCAGATCCGTGAAAAATACGGAAAAGGAAACATTGTTGATGCTGCGACTTTCTTGTTTGCTCCGGGCGCTGATGGCGCAATTCCGGGTGGCGCACAAGCTGTCTACATCTACAAGACGAACGCGTCTGTTCGTGCGATGCTTGATCCAATCACTGCTGGTCCAACTGCATTCGGACGTCTTCGTTCGCTTCAGTGGGGAACAGTCGGTAACCAAATTACTTTCCGCAACACTCTCACACCTGAGACGCCTGCGACTGTAACTGGAACAACTCTCACTCTTCCAGTTGTTATCACAGCTGCAACGAATGACACAATCCTCTACCGTGTAAACGGTGGTGTTGAAGTTACTGCAACTATCGCTCCGGCTTCGTACGCATCTGCTGCTGCTCTTGCAACAGCTCTTGATACTGCGCTCTCGCCTGCGGTTGACGCTGCTGCTTCAGGAACAACTGCGATCGCTTTGACGCAAGCTGCTGGAACTAACCTCGCACGCAACGGTTACGGCCGTTCTATCGAGATCACTGGCGGTACTGCTCTTGCTTCGGTTGGTCTCGCGACTGGCTGGCACGCTGCTGCTGCTGAACCAATGGCTTCTTTGATGGTTCGTAACCCAGTTACAACTCTTGAAGAATCGGCTGTTGTCGGTGGTAACGTGATGATGACTCTTGGTCGTGATACAACTGGTGGCGCAACTGCTGCTTCGGTTGCTATCTCTGCGACAACGATGACTCTCACACAAACAGGTGCAACTCCTGCTTCGTACGCGTTGAACCTCGGCGACTACAGCAACATTCAATCGATGGTTGACTTCATCAACACTCTCCCAGGTTGGACAGCGGCTACGCCTTCTGTACTTCTTGGTCAAGCTTCGCCTACGGTCCTTGACCGTGCGACTGCTGGAGCGATGTCGATTTCTGGTGCAATGCCTGCACGCATCAAGAAAGATGCTTCGGAAGTTGCTGCGTTCTTCGCTGCTTCTTCGCAAGTTGAATTGATCCCATTGACTGGCCAAACTGAAGTAAAGAAAGTTGGTCTTCCAGATCAACAAGGCGTTCCAAACGCTCTTTATTTGAGCGGCGGTTCGAAAGGATCGACGTCTTCTGCTGAGATCGTTAACGCATTGAGCAAGTTCGAGAAATTCCGTGTAAACGGTATCGTTCCTCTCTTCTCGCGTGACGCTGCTGACGACATCGCTGACCAATTGACTGATGCTGCTTCGACTTACACAATCGCTGGTATCCACCAGGCTGTTAAGACTCACTTGTCTTTGATGGCAACTACTAAGAAGAAATCTGAGCGTCAAGGTTACTTGTCGATCAAAGCTTCTTACGCTGCTTGTAAGGCTCAGATCGCTACTATGGCTGCTGCTCGCATCCAGATGGCAATCCAAGACGTTCGTCAAGCCGACAGCGAAGGAAACATCAAGTGGTTCCAACCATGGGCTGGCGCAGCAATGCTCGCTGGTGCACGTGGCGGATCGCCTGTTGGTCAGCCAATGACATTCAAGTACTTCAACATGTCGGGTATCCGTCAGACTGCTCAACCTATGAGCACTCCTGAATCGGACATCCAAGTTGATTTCGATCCAGATACTATGTACGATGACGCGATCGCTAACGCGGTTACTTTCTGGGAAGCTCCACAAACTGGTGGCTTCCGCGTTGTAGTCGATAACACGACTTACAACAAAGATGGCAACTGGGTTTACAACCGCGCTAACGTTCTCTATGCGGCTGACGTACTCGCTTACGACTTCCGTAACCAACTCGAGAACATCTACGTAGGCTTGAAGAATACGGTTTCGGCTGCTGAGATTAAGTCTACTTGTGAGGCTATCCTCACTTCGTACTTGGCTCAAGGCATCACGGTTTCGACGTCGGACGCTAAGAACGGTTTCAAACAACTCGTTGTTCAAATCAACGGCAACACGGTTAACGTGGCAGTTGTAGTGAAGCTCGTTGAAGGTATCGACTTCGTACTTGCAGACATCACTCTGCAACGTGCAAGCCAGACAGCTTAATACGGACTAGTCATCCTGAGTTTCTGAAGAGGTCAGCCCCTGGGCTGGCCTCTTTTTTTAACTTAAAACAGGGTATATTAGTTAACATGGGTTGCATAGTGTAACCTAAAAAAATGGAAGGTATTGGTCAACCACAAGACCAAAAGGAAATCAACATGGCTGGAAAGAAGCCCTCATTCATTACAGGTGCGAATGCGAAGATTAAAGTAGGCGGTAAGACGTTTGCTTATGCTTCGGATGTTTCGTACCAAATCTCAGTAGACACTATTCCTATCGAAACGATGGGACGCTACGAAGCAGTGTCGAACGAACCTGTCAACTACTCGGTAGCTGGCGAACTCTCTGTTGTGCGTTACACTGGTATCGCAAAACAAAACAACATGCCAGGAACAAACACTGGTGGTAACGGTCTCGGCAAAGTCGACTACACAACTGGTGGTAACGGCGCTTCGGAGATCAACCCTGGAAACATCCTTATCTCACAAACGTGGGATCTCGCTGTTTACCAAAAAGAGCAAACTGGCGCAACAGCTGCCGGCGGAACTGCTCAAGTTGTAGACTCTGTTGAGTTCATCACTATTAAAGACTGCCGTTTCAACCGCAAGTCTGCTTCGCTGAACAAGCGCGGTATCTTGGTTGATCGTCTCTCTTTCGTTGGCATCGTTGCTGATGACGAATCGTTCGACGTTTCGTTCTCTGGCGATACTGACCTGACGTAATAGTCTTTTTAAGGAATCGGTACAGTGGCTGGATTAAGACCCAACTTTCTCACTGGCGCAAACGCCAAGATTAAGCTCAACGGTAAAACGTTGGCCTTCTGTACCGATTTGTCTTATTCAATTCAGATCCTTACTCAAACTCCTAAAGTCTTAGGTATGTATGAAGGTTCCTCTGTCGAGCCACTTGGCTATACAGTCTCCGGAAGTTTCACCGTCATTCGATACGCTAAAGATGTGAGAGCAGCAACCGGCGGAGCAACTCCAAAGGGTATGGCAATCAACGACGCCGGTAACGGCGTTGGCAACTGGGGTTCTGTTTGGGGTGGCGGATTGCTTGGGAACGCCCTTAATACGCTCGGCTTCGGTAACGACGGACGAGCAAACGAAGCATTGGATCCTAGCCGTTTCGCGCAAGGAACAACATTCGATATTCAAGTTTATCAAAAGGTAGTCAACAACGTGCCTGGTGACCAAGGTCTGATCGATCAGCTTGTCGCACCTATACAGCAAGTTGCTGGCATCTTAGGCGGAGACCATGTAGACGGTTTCTCAGCCGCTTCTGCAAACATTATCGGTGTTGCAAACATCCGTAACTGCAGAATCACACAAGCTGACTTCTCCCTTTCTAAGAAGGGTGCAGCTATTCAACGTTTCAATTTCACTGCTCTGTATGTCGATGAAGATAGCTTCGTAGCTGACTTCAGCGGTAGCGGACAGCAGTTCCAAGGGTGATTAAATGCCTACAGGCTTTAATAACAAACCGGAAGTAGTACAAGGTCTTTTAGATAACGTCGCGAGCAACCTCGCTGGCATTATCTCTACACGACCGCAAGCTCGCTATGCTTCTGGCGCCCGCACAACTCTGAAGATTAACGGTAAGATCGCAGCATTCGCTTTTGGCGTTAGCTGGAGAATCAACACTGCCGTTTCAGAGATCATGACTATTGACGACTACTTCCCAACAGAACTTGTTCCTCAGCGGATCTCTGTTGAAGGAACTATCTCGGCAATGCATATTCCTGGAACATCTGCAGGCACTGAGATCTGGCAATCAGACTCTCTTAACTTCTTGTTCCAACAGTACATCAGTATCGAAGTCCGTGACTCAGCTACTGACGCTCTGCTTTTCTTTACAAATAAAGCTCTCATCACTTCGCGCAGCGAAGATATCAGAGTCGATTCCTTAGCGCAAGTTCAGTTGAGCTTCAAAGCGATCGGCTTCCAAGATGAGCGCGTACCTGATGCTCAGTCCCTTCCAGCTCAGGCGAATAAGCCTCAAGCCAAGACTCCACCGGCCGACTCTCGCAGAGATGATACGCCGTTTAGTGCAGTAGGCAACGTCTTCGGTACTACAGCGTAATAGCTTTGTAGGTATAATGAAGCCTGATCAAGGAGTCATTAATGGATTTACCTAGCAAAGAAACTACATTCGAGTTCGACCACACTGGTGAAGATACTGGCAAAGAATACAAAGGCCGGTTCACTGTTAAGTGTGTATTGACCGTTGGCGAGAAGCATGCTATGGCTCTGGAAAAGACCCGTCTCATGGGCAACTACGCCATGCCGACAGACGATCTTGCCGGTCTTGCTATCATCCTCGCAAACCTTCGTGCTAAAGTTGTTGACGCCCCTGAGTGGTGGAAACAATCAGTTGGCGGAGCTTCGATTGAAGATGAATCGGCCCTCGTTGTCTTGTATCGTAAGGTTCAGGAGGCTGAGATCGAATGGAAAGAGAAGCTAAAGACCAAGGGTCAAGTTCTCCCGGATCCATCAGCATCGTCGAAGCCGTAAAACGCGTCGCGGCCTACAATGCACGGGCCAGCCTGGATAACGAAGAACAACTAACATTATTCCTACAATCTTGGTGGTCGAGAACCTATAATCGACCGCTCAAGGATCCCGTATTACTCGAGTATACACTCGAAGAACTCCTATACGAATTCTATGACCGTATCGAACGCCAGAAGGCCCAAGACGAAGCTCTTGAGCAAGAAGGTGATAAGATAGAAGAGGCTAAAGACAAAGAAGCTGAAGACTGGGCAGAGAAGATGGAACGCGAAGAGCGTGAAGCTGAGATGCGCCGTGAAGCTACTAAGTCTGAAGAGAAGCCAGATCCCACCAAGGATCCTGAGAATATCAAGTGGATGGAAGAACAACTCCGTCTTGGTAAGCAGGTCCATGGTGACACATTTGGTGAAGACATAGACGACGAAACGTTTGAGTGAGTGTAATACATGGCTGACGATATCAACAATTCTGGCAACAGACGTGGGATGAACACCAGTAGAGCATCTGAAGAGCTTCGAGATATCGGAGCTCGTGAAGGTGTCGAGAGTGGTCGTTACCGCAACGTTGTAAATCAATATCAGTCGACTCGTGCTGAGCTTAACGGCGTACGCGCAGAGATCAAAGCCAACCCTGCTCTCGCAGATACTCCACTCGCACAGATGGTTCCTGGCTTGTTCACGCAGATGCGTCAAAACCGCACTCGAATGAACTCCATGGATGAGGACGTCAACAGACGTTCTGAACTTGCAGCTTCTAAGTACATTAACGGTCAATTCGCTTCTTCGACTATCAATGGTCAAGTAAGTGGAATGCAACGCGATACGAACATCCAGCTTGGCGGGATGAGCATGAGTCGCGTTCCTTATGATGAGCTCACTCGTCAGAAGGAAGACATCTATGCACAGATCGCGCAACAACAGAAGACAGCACAGAACGCAATCAGAGGCGCTTATACTGGCCGTGGTCAGTTCAATCCGTCTGCTGGTTCACAAGTAGATGCCTCTCTTGCGACACGCACAGAAGGCATGCGTCAGATCGCTCAGATCAACGCTGCTCAACGCTTGCATACGATTGCAGGAACAGATCCATCTTCTAAATCTCGTTTCCTTATGGAAATGGGCGGCGAAGCATCTGCTCTTACTAATAAAGACACATTCGCGAAAGAGTTCGCACAGAACGGTCAACGCGGCTCAATGAGCCTTGACACATCAGCAGGACCTAAGAAGGTTAGCTTTCATGATGTCGATAAAGAGTTGATCACTCAAGCTAAAGCTTTATCTGAAGCTTTAGAGAAGTTATCTAGCGGCACGCTGAAAGCTGCAGAGCAGATGACAACGTTGGAGAAAGCTGAAGAAGCTGCCAACAACATGAAGAAGCTTAAAGAAGCGCAAGCTGCCGGTGCTGGTGGCGGAAGTACGTTCTCTGGCGTTGGAGCCTTGAACGGTATTTCTGGTGCTTTCGGTGCATTCTCAAATGCTGGTCAACAGATCATGTTGAACCAACGTATGCAGGAAATCAATAACGCAGCTGGTGGCGCTGGCATTGCTAACCAACAGTATGACGAGTACAAACGTGCTCGCGCAGGCCGAGTTGATGCTCAGATCGCCGGCGGCATGTGGGATAACGCCAACGACTTCGGCGTAGAGATGAAGAACGCTTCAACTATCGTTACCGGCATGGACATGGTTGCCAATGGTGCGAGCGCTGGAGCTGGAGCTGCACAAGCTATTAACGGAGCCAAGAATACAGTTGGAACTTTAGGTTTCACCGGCTCACAAGAAACTATGGCCGGTATTCAAGGCGCAGTTACAGGTGGTTCGAACCTCGCTGTAAGCGCATTTGATCTTAAGCGTGGCG